ATGGATGAGGTGATCGCGGGCCAGACCGCGGACATGGAAGACCGTCTGGACAAGGCCGCCGGCGCCCGGGTGTCGCTGGCCAGGGCCTTCGGCTTCAAAGACATTGAGATGGGTTCTCAGATGGCCATCACGCGCCTGATGGCGGCAGCAGAAAAGACAACGGGCCTGGTGGGTGAGGGCGCGCGGCACCAACCAGGCCTTTTCCAATGTGCCGGTGGACCTTCTGTTTGCCAGCACCGCCGTGCGCACGCCCGACGGCCGCCTGAACGGCGCCAGGATGATGGCACTGATCACCAACTCGACCGTCGCCGAGGTCCGGTGGATTTGGCGCCGTCTCAAGGAGCTGACCCACGATCTGGCGATCCCGCGCGAGCATGCGGTCGCCATGGTCTCTGAAGAACTGAAGGAAACACCGTGGAAAAACTGACCACCCCCTACCTGATCGACGTGCGTTTTAAGACGCGGGTTCAGCGCACGCCGCGCGTGCTGGAGATCGCCGAGGCATTTGGCATTGGCCTGGAAGAAAAAGACTTTGTGGTCTTTGACAACCTGACCCTCAACGTGGCCGCCGGCGACGTGATCTACATCACCGGCCAGTCGGGCGGTGGCAAGTCGGTGCTGTTGCGCGAGCTGTCGCGACAGATGGCGGCCGAAAGTAAGTCAGTCGTGAATCTGGATGACATCAAGTTCGCCGACACGCCCCTGATCGACCAGATTGGCAAAGACACCAACGACGCCATCAAGCTGCTGGCGTCCGCGGGCATCAATGACGCCTACCTCTACGCCCGCAAGCCCAGCGAGCTGTCGGATGGCCAGCGCTACCGCTTTCGCCTGGCCAAGGCCATCGAGACGGGCGCGCAGGTGTGGGTTGCCGACGAGTTCCTGGCGGTCCTGGACCGCACCAGCGCCAAGGTGATTGCCTTCTCCATGCAGAAGACAGCGCGCCGGGCCGGGGCGACTGTGATCGTTGCCACCACCCACACCGACATGGTGGCGGACTTGTGCCCGGACCTCTATGTCGAGAAGCGCTTCCGCGAAAAGCTGCGCATTGAAGTGTTTGCCGAGGCAGCGCGCCTGGCGGCCACCAAGAGCTGCGCCCGAGACGAAATCAACGAGCTGCTGCTCAAAGGAATCTGACATGACCACCTACGCAGGCCTTTCGGCACAGCGGTTCACTGGTGTGGTGCTGATCTACGGCGATAACTGTGCCCCCTGTGCGCGCTTGAAGCCCCGCCTGCAGGCCGTGTGCAGCGAGCTGGGTATCGAACTGGTCGAGACGGCAGCCGCCGTGAACATGGACGCTGTGCGCTTTCTGGGCATTCGGGGCGTGCCGGCGGTGGTCGTGATGAAAGAAGGCGCCGACGTGGCAACCCATGTGGGCGAGTCCACCGACCAGTTTCTGCGCGAAATATTCACCAACCAGGGGCTGGCAAAGTGAAACACGACTGGATCATCATCGACGAGCTGGCCGAGCTGCGTGTCGGCCGCCTGGTCCCGCAGAAGGCCCACCAGCTGAGCCTGCTGAAGCACGTTCGCGTGGAGTTTGGCACCAAAGCAGACTGGGACAGCCTGTCCGAGCTGCACTACAAGGGCCACAGCCTGGCCGCCGGCAGCCGCTTCTTGCGTTGCGTGATTCAGGAGCCTGGTGAAGAGGCGCAGCTGATTGGCATCATGGTGTTCTGCAACCCCCAGCCGCTGTCCAAGGGCCGCAACGAGGTGTTCCCGCGCATGAAGCCGAACACGAGCGGGCGCGACAACCGCCTGATCAACCAAGCGCGCCTGCGTTGGATCAACAGCAACATGACCTGGAACAACCGGACCGTGCTCGACACGATGTACCGCTCCGGGGGCATCGCTTACCGCTTCAAGAACCTGGCTTATCGCATCTACTGTGCTCACTATGGCCGCCTGATCGTTGAAAGCGTCAGTTCCATGGGGCGCTTCAATCCGTTTTCGGTCAAGACCGGCATGCGCTTCACCAAACCCAAGCCGGCGGCCGCGCTGGATGAGGGCTTGAAGTTTTTTGCCGGCCACTTCAAAGCCAACGTGCATGACGTAGTCGCGATCCAGCAGGAGTTGCTCAGCAGCCCACCGGCGGAGCGCACCTTTCTGGAGCGGCGTCTGCGCGAGTTTTACTACAAGTGGTCCAGCATGGAGAAGTCGGGCGACAAGCGCGACCTTGGCATGACCCGGGTCAATGAGTTGGACATCGAATACGTCCTCAAGCAGACCATGCAGCTGGTCTTCAGTGCCACCGTGTACTGGACCTGGCATGCGGTAGACGAGCGAGCCCGGGTGGGTGCGTCCCTGCCCATCACGGCATTTGACGAGCAGGGTCCAAACGAGCCCCTGGTGCGCGATTGGTCGCTCTGGGCACCCCAGACACCAAAAGATGGTTCTGGCGTCGCTACGGCCCCTGCTGGGCACCCTGGGGGCGCAGCATGAAGGGCGTGACCCCATACCAGTTTGAAATTCTTCAGCACGTTGCTGCAGGCGGAGACGATGGGCCGCTTGATTTTGACCAGCTGCTGGACCTGTTGTCCTGGATGCCGAGCAAGGCGTCGTCCCAGTTCACGATCCGGGCGGTGATGAAGAAGGGTCTCCTGACGAAGGGCGATCTGACTTTTCGGCGCGGCAGGCGCCGCGTTCTCTACACCCTGACCCCCGAAGGCAGGCTGGCTCTTGACCCCCGGGGCGCGTCAGCGCCCGAAGTTGAGGACTCACTTCCGGGTGAGCTTTCTTCCGTTCCGGGGCATGAGTGGGTCGAGGAAATGGAAGACCTGGGAGAAGAAAAGACGGTCTGAGGACAGAAAAAGAGAACGATCCGGGCATGTTCTCGGGTTTTCACGTAAGTGATTGATTTATATAGAAAAAATGACCTGTTAGCGTTTTTGGGTCTTTCCCTATATAGAACACTTTTTGAATACCCTGAATACAGTTAATAACCACTAAAGCAAAAAGTTAGCGAGCACTAACAAAGAAGAGGGCAGCATGAATAAAAAGTCAGCACTGATTGAACCCCGGAACGATTCCAACTACAATGAAGGCCAGAAGAAACTCTTCTCCAAGGCGGGCCTCGTGCCCGCCATTTTTTTCTCACCTGCTGAAGGCTCCAAATGAGCGATGCAGTGCCAGAGAAGAAAAAAGCCGGTAGCGGCCTCACCCCGGGTGGTGGCGGTCGCAAGGTCGGTGGTCGCACCCTAACAGTNCAGAAAGCCGAAGCAGCCGCACTGTGGCGCGCTGGCGCCATCACGCTTGATGCCCTGGCCAAGAAGTTCAAAAAGCGCCCTGAGACGTTTTCGCGTCTGTTCGCGAAGATGGGGATCGAAAAGGGAAGTGGCACCGCTGCAGCCATGCGAGACGCAGAGAAAACTGTAGCCGCAGAGACGATCAGCAACGTCGAACTCACGCTGAAGCGAATTTCCGAGGTCAAGGAGTCCCACTACAAGATGAGTTCGTCGATCGCCATCATGGCGTACCGCGAGCTACAGCGCCACAGGGCCGCAGAGATAGATGTCGGGAAACTCAAGGAAGCCATGGGCGTCTACAAGACGCTCAGTGAAATCGTGGGCAATTCCCGGAAGGAGCTGTTTCAGATTCTCAACGTCGAAGGACATGAGAAGAACCTGGAGCTGGACGACCTGCCCGACCTGATGGTGCGCGAGTTGACACAGGACGAGGTAACGCTGCTCAGAGACGCGCCAGAAGTGGACGAGGATGATGTGGGTGGGGACATGCTCGACCTGGCTGACGACGGCGAAGGCGGGTAATCGCCATGGATGAGCCATTTTTGATTCCAACCCCAATCGCCGAAGCGGTGGGGGAGGCAATCGCCACAATGGGTGAGGCATCAGACGAAATTCTGGAGTCGTACCGTCCACCCAAGAACACCCTCTTTTTGCACAAAAAGCAAATGGAGGTCTACCGCTCGAACGCCCGATTCAAGGTCGTGGTGGCAGGAAGACGCTGGGGAAAAACCCAGCTAGCTAAGGTCTCGCTGATCAAGTTCGCCCGCAAGAAGCGGCGCCTGGTCTGGTACGTTGCGCCGTCCTACAGGATGGCCAAGCAGATCATGTGGCCGGACCTGGTCGAGTCCATCCCGCGCGCCTGGGTCAAGAAGTACAACGAGACGATCCTGACCATCACGCTGGTCAACGGCACGCGCATCGAACTCAAGGGCGCCGACAATCCCGACTCCCTGCGTGGCGTGGGCATCCACTACCTGGTCATGGACGAGGTGCAGGACATCGACCCAGAGGCCTGGAAGAAGGTGTTGCGCCCCACGCTGGCGTCCACTGGTGGTCACGCACTGTTCATCGGCACGCCCAAGGCCTACAACTTCCTGCACGAGCTGTGGAGCATCGGACAGAAGGCGAGCGCGCGCGCCTGGGAAAGCTGGCAGTTTCCGACCATCACCAGTCCGTTCATTCCGCTGGCAGAGATCGAGGCCGCGCGCGAGGACATGGACGACAAGTCGTTCAAGCAGGAGTTCGAGGCATCCTTTGAGACCATGAGCGGGCGGGTCTACTACCCGTTTGACCGCAAGATTCACGCGGCGCGGCCACTGGAGTTCAACCCAGTGCTGCCAATTTGGGTTGGGCAGGATTTCAACATCGACCCCATGTCGTCGGTGATATTCCAGTTTCAGCGCAATGGACAGCTTTGGGCCATTGATGAGATTTCGTTGCCGAACTCCAACTCGCAGGAGCTGTGTGATGAGCTGGAAAAGCGCTATTGGCGCTACCTGGACCAGATCGTCATCTACCCCGACCCTGCCGGCGCGTACCGCGGCCACCAGCGCGGCGAGTCCGACCTGGACATCTTCCGCGAGCGAGGCTTTAAGAAGCAGAAGTACCGGAAGAAGCACCCACCGGTGGCAGACCGCGTCAACGCAGTGAACCGCATGCTGCTCTCGGCCGCCGGCGTGGTGCGGCTCTACATCGACCCCCGGTGCAAGAAGTTCATTGAGGCGCTGGAGCAAACGCTCTACAAGCCCGGCGGTCGAGAGGTGAACAAGACGGCAGGCACAGAGCACTCGGCAGACGCCGGTGGCTACTGCATTGAAATCGAGTTCCCCTTGCGCAAGATTGAGATTTTGGGCGTTTCCATATAACTTGCCTATAAGTCAGCAATGACTTATAGTGGCGAAAAAATACGACGAGAACATGAAAGAAAAATTCCACCAGCTGGTCCAGCGCCGCCATCCTCGTTATGAGGAATTGCTGCCGCATTGGAATTTTTTGGAGGCCACCTACGAAGGCGGTCGCGCCTGGTTCGAGACGAATATTTTTCGCTACATGAAGGAGGGTGACCTTGAGTACAAAGACCGCCTGAATCGCGCCTACCGCTTCAACCACACCAAGGTGGTCGTGGTGGACAAGTACCTGTTCAAGATTCCGGCCACCCGCAACGAAAAAGATGCGCCAGCTGAGCTGAACAGCTTCTGGAAGCACGCGACCATGAATGGCCTGGACATGGACACGTTCATGCGCCGCGTCAGCAACGCAACCAGCCGCTTTGGGCGGATATGGGTGGTGGTTGATTCGACGACCAACCCCAGCGATGGCATTCTCACGGTTGCTGACAGGGCTGCCGAGGGCGGGAGACCCTACTGCTACATTCTGCGCCCGCAGGACGCGCTGGACATGAGCTATGACGAAGCGGGCGAGCTTCTGTGGGCGCTGGTGCGTGAGATCGGGCGCGATGACGCGGACCCGTTCAACTCCAGCGGTGCTGCGCAGATTCGCTATCGCCTCTGGACGCGCGATGGCTGGTTCCTGTTCGAGGAGCGCCAGGTTCGCGGCAAGACCAAGGTTGAGCTGGTGGACAGCGACAACCACGACCTGGGCGTCGTACCCCTGGTGCAAGCCGACCATACCTTCAGTGAAGAGCCCTACGAAAGCTCCGGCCTGATCGACGACATCGCCTACCTGGAC